GCTACTGCATCTTTTAAGTTATCCCAACTAATACATTGGTTACTTGCTATTCCTGCCCAACTCATGCTCTAATTGTTTTAGCTTGTTTTCTAAGTATTGAATCTTAGCAACCATAACTTGATTATAGGCTACAGTTAAAAAACCATCTTTACCTTCTGACACAGCAGATGGTATAATCTCTAGTACCTCTTGTGCGTAATATCCTACCTCTTCCTTGCCATCTTTTATGTAAAGGTAGGCTTGTATATCACCAACATTTTGAGGGGCGTAATTCGCCTCTAATTGCGTTTTAAGACGCTTATCTGAAGACTCAAAGAAACCAGGAGCTGTTAGGTTGCCACTAAGGGTACCTCCAGTCAATGGTAAATAGGTTGCAGCAGCAGTTGCTGGGGATAGTTTATTGTTGAAAGTGTTCCAATCGGTAGATGTTAAATAACCGCTTTGAGCACTTGTGGCTTGTGTAATGTTTAATACTGGAGCAGTACCACCAGTAGAAGATAATGGGCTATTGGCAGTTACAGATGTTATTGTACCTACTGACCAAGACCTATCAGCAGAAAGGTCATAACCTACTCCGTTTATGGTTAGTGTTCTAGATGAAGGCACACTTGATGCTACGCTTTCGTTTCTCCATTCTCCAAATCTATAGGTTAATACTTGTCCGTTTGTAGGAGTGCCTACATAAGTAACGTCAGGTAATTCGTACAAATATGGAGTTGGAGGAGCAGCCCATACTAAATCTCCTCTAAGGTATTGACTAGTTGTACCTGTTCCTAATGAAGCTTGTTTAGCAGCAAAATAGTTAAAGTCAGAAGCCGTTAAATAACCTGCTGTGCCACTATCTGCTGCTAATAAAGTATATCTACCAGTAGATGAGTTATAGGTTAATGCAGAGCCTACGTTAGCACTAAAAGCAGCCCTTGCTCTAGCGTTCGTATAGTATAGGTTAGTAGAACCTTCAGTAACTAAATCAGTATTGTAATCACCACTAGCTGCCACTACAGCACCTGTTCTTCCGAATACACTAGAAACTGCTCCAGCTCCTGCTGAATAGATAGGGATGTTTAAAACACCTGTGCCACTATTATAGGTTGCAGCTCCACTCGTGCCTGTAGTTGTTAAGGTTAAAGCTGTACCACCACCACTAGAAGATAGAACACCGCTAGTTAGCGTTAAGCCACTACCGATAGTAACCTTAGTTACATTACCGCTATTATCACCTCCAGCAAGTACATTCCCTGAACCTGCTAATATGTTTGCTAGAACTAGTTGACTCATATTATTTAAATAATGCTCTTATATGTTCACCAGCAGCTAATGCTGATCCAAATGTTAAAATACCTGTTGTAGAGTTAAATGATACGTCATTCGCATCTACAGTAGCAGGGTTGATATCTTGTACTTCCACACCACCTCTAGTTACACTAAAGCAAGTGAATCCAATAGCACCAGGAAGAGTTACTGTTGTTTCACCACCTGTAGCTGTATAATCAAACATCTTAACGATTTGACTACTGATATTGATACCTTCTTGAGTTACTTCTACTCCATCTATAGAATAACCACCAGTTCCTTGTAAGCTTACGCTATATGTAGATGCACTTTCTACTGCCCCACTTAATGATACGTTAGTCAAGTTAGCAAGTCCTGTAATAATTGTATATCCTAGTAAGCCACTACCAGTTCCATTATCGTTATCTATAGAAAACTTAATTGTTATTGGAGTCTTGTCTAAAACTAACTGCAATAGGTATGCGTAATTATAGTTATCGCTAAGTGAGATAAAACCATCACAAGTAACTGACCATGTAATCACATCGTTTTTATATTCTTTAAACCATGCTGATGTTTGGCTAGTAACTTCTACTTGCTCAACACTTGTTTCAAAAGAGCAGTTAGTTGCAGCACCAAAAGGTACAGCAGTACTCGTAGCAGGGTTAAAGTAGTATAAGACTATATTGGTTCCATTAATTACTGATGCCATATTAGAAAGTTGATGTTTGAGGTGAATATTTGTTTACTCTTGTGCATGGTATCTCGGTGTTACTTATTTGCAATAATGTTAGGTTCGTTTGGTCATTAGGCAAGTCTATTGTTGCATTACCTAGCATAAATGATTTACTACTTACATTTATTGATGCAGGATCAGTATCTGTTGCAAAAATAAGCTTCGCAGCATTAAGTATTGGATAGTTAATGTTCTCAGTATAAAAGCTACTTAAAGAAGCATCAATATTAATGATATTTTGTCCGTAAGTATTAATGTATTGTTGTACTAATAATTCTGCTGGATTTAAAAATATATCAGATGAATAATCTCCGTATCTATACCATCCTGTAGCTATAGAACCATTGCTCAATAGTAAAGAACCTTTTGCAGAAGGATAGTAACTATCGCTACCGCTTGAACCATAAGGAAATGATACGCTATGTGCGTATTGCTCATTTTCTACTAATGTTCCTGTAAGATTATAAGAAGAAATATCAGACTTTATTTTCATTACAAAGTTAGTAAGTGCAATAAAATTTATGCCTTCAGATATTCTATAGGTAAAACTTAATTGTCCATTTATTGGGAATACTTCTGTTTTTAAGTCTAAATTAAAGTCTTCGGCAGCTCCACTTGTCTTAGGATTATATACAGTATAAGAAGTAGAAGTAGTTTGCCATTGTTTACTATTATTTAAGTAATAAATAGTAGAGCCATTGTTAATTGAAATGTCTATAAATCCAATAGGTGTTGCAACAGATGCTGCACTTATTTGTATATTAAGCTGCATTGAATCACCAATGGAAACATACCCATTTGATGCAGAATCTAATGTTACTGCAGCAGTTCCTGCTGGTCCACCTGATGGTGCAGTTAGCTCAAAATAGTAATAATTTAATATAGAGTTTTGCAATAATAAACATGTTCCGTCTCCAGTCGAACTTCTTGTCCAATATTCTGCTTCTGTACCATCATTAATACTCAAATCACCATTTGGAATAAAATTCTTTGCCATCTCTACACTTCCCTCAGCTATAATTTTATAAAACCCTTTGTTAAGTATTTTTAGTTGATTATTGTCTATAAAGTATAAACCTGATGTGTTTGTTAAATATGGTTGTATGGTAGATGATGTATTTATTAAATTGCCATCTAAATTGTCTACTCTTGTTCCACTTGTATTATACTCTGTATAATAAGCATTTGTTTCAGCAAATTCATTTACTGATACAATCCACCATTTCGCATTTGCTTGAAATACTCTACACCCTAAAGATTTTGCTATATTGCTTATGATGTCTAAGCAATTTGTATAATTATATTCGTCTTCTAAAAAATCTCTATAACACATATATGTTTGTGCAAAAGGATCTTGCCAAGAATTTGTAGACCTATTTGACATTCCATTTGAATAATAAGAACACATTGTAACTGTGTTTCTGTTATTTTTATAACCTATAGAGTTAAAACAAGTTCTCAATATTGTAAGTAATGAATTTTTATCATTTACACCCAAGTTCCCAGCAGGTGGTTCAAATGGTATATCTTTTAACATGCCTAATCCATCGGTAGCGTTAAATGTAGCTATCTTTCTGCCAGTTGAATAAGATACTTGAACATTGTCATTAATGATAAATCCAACCCATTGGATTACACTATCAATATACATTTCTACATAGTTGTACCTATCATCTATATTAGTAAAATTAATAATGTCAGATAATTCATCTGTAAAGTCTATAGAAATTCCTAATTGAGAGGCAAATATAGGCTCATACGGATCGTCTGAGTTTGGAATGTACTCAAAGTTCAATCCAGCTCCTTGAAGGTCTATAATAGCCCCTGAATAGCCATCTTGCCATATCTTTAATTCTACATCTTTATCTGCTCTTGTAGCAAATGTTACTGAGTATTTTTGTCCGTATGCCATTATCCTCTTCTAAGATTTAATGATTTTTCACTTCTATTCATTGACAAAAGTAAGTCTTGACCTCTTAATGTAAACCTTCCTCCTGAAGCAGAAGTATTGTTAGCAGCAATTAAGTCATTAGATACTCCTTGTGCGGTATTTGTTGCTACAGCACCAGCACCTGATCCAAATAAGTTTGCACCCAATCCCATTCCTTGACCAACTAGATTACCAAAAAACTTTAAAGCACCACCAGCATTTTTAAGAATGGCTGGATTTAATATAGCAATTATAGCTACAGCAGCCGCAGCCGCAATAGCAAGTTTAATAAATTTTTTAATTAAATCGCCTATTGCCCTAGATATGACTTCTCCTATTGATGCACCTTTTTCTAGTAACATATCTAAAGATGGTCCTAAAGCGTTAATAATACCAATTCCCATGTTCATTATGCTCTTCATTGCCTCATCTGCTATAGCCTTATTGTTGTCAACCCACTTCTTGTAAATATCTGAAAATATATCAGATACATCACCAGAATACATCCCTAATGTTTCAAAGAAATATACAAGATCAGCCATTTGTTCTTCAAGTATAGCCTTTTGAGCTTGTCTATCACCAGTGGCTAATTGTAGTTTATTTGCATAGAATGTTTTAAATAGATTAACTCTTTGAGTATAATCTTGTATCTCTTGGTTCCTTTCCTCTTCTCTTAGTTTTTTTAATCTATCCCCTTCTTTTCTTTGAGCTTCTGCTATATCAGTATTAAGCTTGATTTGCCAATCTGCTAAATATTTTTCAGCAGCAGCCATTCTTTCTAATTCTTTTAATCTTGCAGCTTCGGCTTCTCTTCTTCTTCTTTCTAAATCTTTATCTAAATCATCTTTAAAAGTAGTAGATTTAATTCCGTATTGTTTTTCTATTTCAAATGCTTGGCTTTGATATCTATCTCCTAAAGCTAATCTTTTTTGAAACTCAGCTTCTTCTCTATCTGTAACATAACCTGCTAACTCTACTTGTTGATTAGCTAAGTCTGTAGCCATACTTACACTTTGTTTATATAAACCTGAAACACCTTGTAATGCTCCAGCTTTAAAGAAAGATGCTGTAGCAGTAGCTAACCTGCCTAAAACACCAACTTGGTCTTCTGCATAAGCATTATCTTTTTTAGCTAATGCTTGTTTTGCTTTTTCATATTCTATATCTGCCTTTGTTCTAAAATATTGTGCTTTTACATACCCCTCTGTTTTAGATACATATAATTTTTCTGCTTCATAAACATTTTTAGCTGTACCAAATAAGTCACCAAGCTTTTCATTATACATTCTAGTTGCATCTCTAGCATCTAATGTTCCTTGTCTAACAGACTGAAATATAGAAGCCATTGATCTAATCTCTACATTAACATCGTAGAATTTAGACATAGAATCACTAGCAGTTTTATTTGCTTTTTGTAAACTTTGGTCAAATATTGTTACTGCTGATATTAAAGCAGAAAACGCTAAATAAGCTGGTCCTGTAACAGCAGCTAAACTACCAGCCAATGCTGGTAAGTTGTTCTGAATACCTCTAAATCCGTAAGGCAAATCTTGAACTACTAAAGCTAGACTAGTCCAAGCTTGATTAGATTTTTTAACAGCATCTCCAGCAGATTTAATTTTGCCTTGAGTAATTTCAGCTTGTCTTCCTATATCAGCCAATGCTTTTTCTACAGCAGCAGAAACTGTTTTAAACTGGTCTGCGTCAGCCTGTATCCTAATCTTAATTTGTTCATCTGCCATTATCTAACGGTTTAGCTTTTTCGTATTTTTTAAGAACATTATTTAACTCATCTTGAGTCATTACCTTTTGCTTCACAAAGTTACGATTATCTATGTCTAATGGAAGCAAGTCTTGAGGTTTCACCTTTTTACCTTTAGGCAATTGCAAATTAACTAATAAGGCAGTTTGCCATCTCCATTTAACCCAATCTTGTTCCTCTTTATGTCTATGTCCGTACCAGATAAAATCTAACTCAGACATTGTCATATCCCAAAACAAATGGGGAAGCACTTGGCACTCCCCCATTGTAAATCTCTCTATATCAATCCACTCTAATTTTTTTTTACTCCATCTTTTTTAGACTTCGTAGGTTGTTGCTCTAATCCACTATTCATACTATCGGCCAAAGCAGTCATTACTTCTTGAAACTTCTTTCCTGCTATACCACCCATATCATCAATCCAATCGCACACATCTATATCTGTAAAGTTTGGAGTGTAGCCTTCTTTATACAAAGGATACTCTGCTGCTGCTCTTAACAAATTAGAAATAGCTTCTAAAGAACTGTTTCCTGATATCGCTTCTCCAATTTCAGAAGGTCCTATACCTTGTAACTGACAAAATCTTTTTAAAGACCAAGTGCAAAAACGCATAGGTATTTTTTTACCATCCGAAAGTGTTAATTCGTAGTGCCCTCTCATATATGTTGTTGTTTTTGGTTATTATGCGTTAGTGCCCTGAGTCAATGCTCCTGTTCCTGTGAAAGATGCAGAATAAGTAACTGGAGACTCCATGTCAGCAGTAATATCCATACTTTCAATGAACGCAGAACCAGACCAGATTAAGTCACCAGCAACTACTGTTGTACCAGATACTGTAGTAAACTTAACTGTAACAGCAGTTCTATTTGCAATAGCAGTCATTAATTCACCTGTAGTATAATAAGAAGCTGTAGCACCAGGTTCAACTGTAGCTAAACCATCTGTAGTCAAAGTCCAAGACTTAGCACCACCTAAATGCTCAACCCATCCACCACTTTGTTTATCTGTAGTTTCTGGTAAGTCTACTGAAAAGCTTAAAGAACAAGATGTAGCGTGAGCTACTACTTCAGTTCCAACTAATACAACCAATGAGGTTCCGTTAAATACACCTGTTGTTGCCATTTTATTTTATTTTATCTTTTTTTTATAATATTTGAGTCACAAAATGTTCGAATACAATCACCCTTCTAAAAATATAAGCTTGGTCAGTATAATCAAATATAGCTTGATTTGATCCCATATTTCTAGTAACAATTCTAAAATTTGGAGCAGCATCAGGATAATCAATAGGATAAACTCCTATAATCTCCAATAACTCGTTAGCCCATTCATCTACTGATTTTTGGCCAACTTCTCCTACTTTAGAACTCTTAAAAACAATGTCAAATTGAATTGTAACATTTGAGTGAAAGCTCATCTTGTCACTATTCTCTGCCGATGTCTGACTGCTTATAATAAGAAAAGGAGGATTTACAGTATCTGGAGCTATTGTATCATAAACATCCAAAGAGTAAGACTCCTCGTTTAGCTTATCAAAATAAGCTTTTCTTATGGCATATCCGCAGTCTTTCATTTACACAAATTTAGTGAAATATATTTATATCTTTATCCCTTTAATTCTCTTAATCATGTTGCTATACACCTCAGAGTATGCCAAGAATAAGTAAGGCCTATGTGGCAAGTTGACTAATTTTTTAGGATTTTGCTTCTTAAAAGTAAAGGCATAAGCTTCTAAATCAGTTAGATTTACATTAGGATATGCAGGTATTTTAAATTTAGAACCTGTACCAAATTCTACATAAGGAGCATATCTAACTGTGGTATTATTACCTGCCATAAGCATGGCACCAGTCTGATAATTAAATGGTTTATGGGTAATACTTGCTCTTAATGCTCCAGTATCTACAGGTGCTTGTTGTTTTGCTCTATTTTGCATCGCAATAACAGACTCGTCAATTATTTGCTTAACTTGCTTTTCTATTGTTTGAGGAGCTTGTTTAAATCTACTTTTAAGCTCCTTTAACCCTTGAACTTGTACGTTAAATGTTGCCATTAGCGTAATGTTGCACAACCAACTAAAAAGTACTTATTTCTATCTCCTTCGTTGATTACTGAGTTAATCATGTATTTTCTACTATTGAAATCAATAATAAGCTTATTGTCAAAAGTTTTAGATGTAGTGTATCTAATTCTAAAAGTAATATTATCGTCTAGATTGTCTTTAGATGCTATATTGTCTTTATTCTCTATTTGACGCACTATTTCAGCCCAACAAGTGTAGTAGGTAGCTTCTGTATTAACATAGCCACCAGCTCCGTCAGAAGTGCCTGAAAGTGTCTTAAAAGTGATTCTATTGTGGAGTCTACCTATCATTATAAAATGTAGTTTATTCTTTTGTAAGGTCTCATTAATTCGTATGCGGTAGTTAAGTTAGCACTTGGCTTACCTGCTTCAACACTTGATTCTCTATACTCATAAAGGTCAGCTAACATCTTAAAACAAGCTGTTCTCATTGTTGGAGTCGGATCGCAATAGCCACAAGAATAAGTAAATCTATATTCTCCTTCACCATAAGCAACTGCATATACCTTCATCGTATTGATACCCAATGTGTTATAATCACCTTCTTCTAATGTAACCCAATCTGTGTTATTCCAATATTCTACTGACATTAAAACACCAATAGGCACATAAGGCAGTTCAATAAACTCAGACATAAAAGCTACAACTTGTAAAGTTCTTTCTGTCATTGCAACACCTGCATATTGCTCAAGTCTAACTCTCGCAGAAGTGATTAAGGCTTCGATTAAGGCATCATCTTCGGAGTAGTCTACTCTAAGATAGTTTTTAGCTTCAGCTAAAGTAATTGGTTCTGTTATTACATCTGACAAAACCGCTATATCTCTTACAATTTGCATCCTATTTGTTTTTTACAAAAATAGTCAAAATTTAACGCATAAAAAAAGGGGTAGTTTTTAGCTACCCCCTATATTTAGATTAGTCTAAGACTAAGCTACGTTACCGAAATCACCATATACAAACGCACCAGCGTAGTAGATAGGGAATGCAATACGAGCTTCAACACGAACAGTAATCATGTTCTCTGTGAAGTTGTTGCCATCAAACTCAGAGAAACGTACAGAAATACCATCTCTTTGCATGATTTGAGCACCCATAGACCAGTCACCTACTAAGAACTTGTCAGCAGCAATAGCTGTAGAAGTGTAGATAGGGATACCAGCGATAGATAATTGACCGTTAGTTGTAACGATAGTAGAACCTGGTAAAGAGTAAGCAGAAGCTGTGTTCTTAGTGTTGATGATGTTAGCCCAATCTGTAGGGTTAATCAAGATACCAGTAGCAGTGTAGTTACTAGCTTCAACTTGTGCAATAGATTGTACTAATTGCTCAACGTCTACAGTAGCAGCACCAGAGAATGCAGAAGCAACACCAGTTAAACCTTGTAAGTTAGGAGCAGTACCACTACCACTTAATAATTGAGCATCTTCAGCTACTAAATACTTCTCTAACAATCTTTGTTGTAAGAAAGAAGTCATAGCAGGAACGTCATCTAACATTTGACGAGAGATTCTAACATAACCAGCAATAACTTGTGCAGGAGCATTAGTCATTGTGATGTCGAAATCTACTTGAGCTTTAGCACTACCTTGAGTTTGAGCTGCTGGAGCACCTTCACCACCTGTTTCAAGAGGGAAAGTAAACAAACCTTGAGAGATTGTACCTACTGGTAACAAACTTCTAACGTGCACCTTACGAGAAGGTAAGCCATAAACTTGGTTAGCATATTGACGAGGAATATCACCTGTTAAGTTAACAGCTTCTGTCATATTTCCTACAGCCTTTTGGTCCATTACGAAAGCGTGGTTCTTAATTTCACCAGCACCTAATTTGCCTAATACATCGGCATTCTTTTCAATTGCTTCAGCTAAAGCACCATTGAAACCTTTTACTTGATTTTCACTCATTTTTACACGATTTGATTTTGCTTCAAGTTTGTCTGCAGCATCTTTAACTACAGCAACTTGAGATTTTAATTCTTCTAATTCAGATTTAACCGCTTCTACAGCAGTTGCGTTTTCAGCTTTTGCAGCATCGAATTGTCCGTTAATTTCAGACTTGATACCTTCAAAAGCACTTTTAATTTCTTCTACCATTAGTTGAAAATTTTAAATGATTTTAAATAATTGTTTACCTCTACATCGATAGAAATAGTCGGGTTTTCTTCTTCTTCCAATGCCTCATCTTCTGACTCACCTTCTGGTTGCAATTCAGATGGTGCTTCAACAGGCGGTTGTTCTTCTGAAGGAACTGACTCTTCGTCTTCCATTTCTGCTAGGTATTGTTGTAATTGTTTTAGCTTCAACTCCAATAAGCCAAAAGTCTCGTCCGTATAAAGACCATTTCTTAAAGACTTGATAGTTTTACTTATCTCGTCAATAACTGTAGCCTTAATTTCAGACTTAACCATAACTGTTGGTGTATTACTATTAGCTCCCCATAATACGGATGAGCCTTCAAACAATTTAATTTCTGTGATTTCGGTTACTCCCATGCTTCTTTCTGCAGATTTTACAGTTTGAAATCCGATGCTATGTTCAGTTATATGCCCATCTTTATACAACTCGTAAGTATCTCTACCTAAAGTTGTGTTTGGCATTTTAACATAAGCCTTCAATCCAAAGCTATCTTCCATCATTTCGTATGGTTTAGCTATAGGCTTGTCTGTAGAATGGTTGAACAAGTGCCAGATTCTATTCTTGCCTTGTGGACCATTTTCTTTCAATGATTTAGTGAACGCACCAGGAGTGATAATATCACCATCGCTATCTACGTTACCAAATGCGGAATAGTAAACCACTACGGTTCTTGAGTCATCCGACATATCTATCGGTGCTCCACTTACTCCTTTTCTGTTATAAAAATTACTCATATTTATTTGTTTATGCTATATAGACAGTACAACATCTACAGTTGCAGTTATTAATTGCTCCTCCTGATGCATCATGTGCATATTGCATTTGTATTACTCCTTGATTTGGTGTGTTAACCATAAATGGTTGATCCACCAATATTCTCGTTCCTCCCTTATCAGGATCAGTCATCTTATCTAAATCCAAGTGCCAAAATCTAGGTGCTGACATATACTCAGAGTGAATCCATTGTTTTGTCAATGGAACTATAGAATATTTAGTTGCACCAAATGCACCTGTACTTAAAGCTTGATGGCTTTCGGTACGAGCAATCAAAAGACTTCTTGAGTTGTTAATCTTACCTTCTTTCAATAGCTTAACAGCCATTGCATCGATTTCGTTTTGGGTAAGACTATTCTCTTGTCCGTAACGTATTGCATAGTTCAGAATACGAGCTATCTCGGTTTCTGTAGTGTTCTCTATGCCGTACATCTTGGTTCCACTAATCGCAGTCCAATAAGATAACATAAATGCTAACCATTCGTCTGCTATATCTAGCGGATCAAAGTCTATAGACTCTTCTTTTTTAAACTTGTCAAATATCTTCTGATAACGCATTGCAGTATAACCGCCTACGTTTTCATACAAATTTCGTAAAATATTATTAATTGACTTTGAGTCAAATAATGCTTCACGATTATTTACTGTTTGTTGTACTCCCATTTTCTCCACCAACGAAGCAGCTTTGTCAAAATCAGCTTGTAGTACTGCCTTTATTTTAGGTTGGTACTCTCTGATTGATTTCCTTGCAATCTTTTGTTGCAAAGCAAACTGCTGAGATGGATATAAAATTTTAGCCATTATTTAACTGGAGGCAAGTTGTAATCTCCTTGTTGTTGAGCATTACGAGGATCTTGCAACATTGTTAGTTCGTCTATAGGTAAGTAACCAGCAGGAATAAAGATTTCATTCATCACTTCATCAGGCATAGTCTCGTAACGCATAGCCACACGCTTCTCGTTAGGAGTAATCCACCATGACTGAGAAAGGATTGCACTTAACTCTTTCATGTCCTCTTGTAATTCAGGGAACACAGTCAAGTCAAAGTCAATGTATGTATCTCTACCCATTTCGTTACCAAAGAATCTATTCATAGCATCACGAATAGCTACTAACTCAGGAAGTACCACTTGGGTTAACATTTCCTTCTTAGCTTCCTTCATGTTGTTATAAGTCTTGTTATCTGGATCGTTAAACAATGCAGAGTTCACTCCGTAAACGTTACATAACTCACGCAAAGTGATTTTCTCAGATTCTAACAACTGCAAGTCAACTGGAGACAAGCCCATGTTCAACCAACCTAGCTCAGCACCTGCTATTAGGATTCTACCAGCATTCTGCACTATACCGCCTTGTGTCTTAGTTCCGTATTGATTGTAGAAATCTTCTTTTAACTTACCTGCTGCCTCTGGTCCGAAGTCATTGTTACCTTCCTTAGCATATAGCACACCTTTAGGACCTTGATTCTGTAACATACCGATTGAAGTGTCCTTAGCGTCATTAGAACGAGTTACAGTTCTAAATGCTGCTTGTAGTGGGCTTAAACCATATAGCTGTTGTCCGTTAGTGTCAAAGTAAGGGTTGAAGTATTTCAGATGTATCACATCCTTCGCTGGTAAATTATCCCATCCTACCAAAGTGAATGTGTACCCTTCAACCCCATTAATAGTGCCATCAGAAATTATGGCTACATATTGGGATGGGAGAACTACTAATTCCTGTACCTTACCATTAGACAATCTATTTGCCCATATGTAAGTATTACCTGTGATTAGTTTGTACCCAATCATATTCTCGATTAACTCAGAGAAAGATTGGTATTCATTAGGTTGTTGTAACAAATCGTTTAACGGAGAATCAGCTACCTCTTCTATTGCCTTAACTCTAACTAATTCAGCTTTAGCCAAGTCAGCAGTAGAGGAAGCGTTAGCTATCAAAGATTTATATTGATTGAACGCTTTTTTGTTTTTAACGCTGTAAACGTAGAAAGGTACAGTTGATACTGTCTTTGCTATTCTTTTAACTACAGCATACACCTCACTATTGTTACAATAATCGTTTACGAACTTCTTGTCGTTAATATCAGGATATAGAACCCTTCCTTTAATTAAACCTGCGAAGTCTGCTAATGGATTAGACGGAAAGCCAATATTGGTTACACCCTTTTTCTTGAAAGGATTTAAGTTACCTACAAATTCAGTAAATTTCACTATAAGATGTTTTTACAAAAGTAAACAATTTTTATGCTACACAACCCATCCTCTTTTAGGTTTCGCAAATTTTGTGTATATGGCATACCTCATCGCATCCATTATGTGGTCACGATATTTCACAGGCTCATCCAAAGTATTGCCATCAGGATCAGTTTTCCATTTGTAGTTTTTAATCTCATCGAGTAAATCTAGTGAATCACTCTTCACTATCAACGGAAATGATTTCACCTTGTTGATACCTGCAAACACATCCTTTACCGCACTCTTTAGATTAAACCCTGCTTTGTTGACCTCAGCAATGGTTTTAGGTTCTGCTGGATCGGCAAAGATTTCTGAGTTCCTATCAAGCCCTAAAGCCCTCATCCTGTCGATTAGTAAAGCTGTTGACATTTTAGTGTCGTAAATGAGCTGGTCCACATACATTTCGTTATCGTAGAATTTGACACGAACGAGTGCTGTCTGATTGTTGAAGCCAAAGTCCAAACCATAAAATATATCCCCTCCTTCTGGGAAAGTTCTTCTGCGTTTCCAATGAGTATAAATAGTCGCTTCAGAGATGGCTCTCTCTCCTAAACCATAAACACGCCAGTATTCATGGTCGGCATCTTTAAGCCTTTCAATCTCTTCAATGATAGATTTTTCTAAAAATGGGTTATCTCTGTAGGTAGTGATGGTAAAGTCAGCATCCTCACGAGGAATCACCTTGTCATATATCCAAGAGTAGTAGTCTGATGGGTTGTAGTCAATCACAATCTTCTCGGTTGTACGAAGGGCTAACTGCATCCAAGATTCGTAGTTCACCTCATTCGCCTCGTTGATGAAAAGATAGTTACGCTTACGACCTCTGATTTTTTGAGGCTGGTCGGTAGACACAAACTCTACGGTGTTGCCTCCTAAAAAGTACAGACTTTCTGATTTGTTGTGTTTGTCTTCGGAGTACAAGCCATATTTTGAAAGTATCTCTATGAAGTCTCTCATTACAGAACCCTTGATAGACGGTAGCGAGGAACGGCAGATAGTCAGTGTCTTTCCCTTTTCTTGTAACAGTTTGACGATAAACCATGTCAAGATATTGTATGTCTTGCCACTTCTGGTTCCTCCTTGCATAACTGAAATCTTTTTTTGACTTTCTTGCAGGATTTGGAATACTTTGTTGGTTGTTACATTCATTCATGTTGGTTTTTGGTTAGTGTTGAGTTATTTCAACAAATTTGACACATATGTTGAAAATATGCATCAAAAAATGCGATTTATGACACATATCAAGTCAAGTTTCAGCTTTACAGACCCCCTCTGGTCAAGCAACAGCTATACTTTTTATTTTGAGCCGATTACAGCCATTATTCGGCTCATTTGATGTCATAGTACTATTTTATCATTAAAGTGTCTTAAATCGTCTTAAAATAGCCTTTAAATTGATTTTAGACTACTCCTCGTATTCGTCTTGGTCATTTAGGTCTAAATATTCGCCTTTATCATGGTCATACAACGGAATTTCATCGATTTCTCCAGCCTTAGTAGCTGGGATAACCATACCTGGCTCACTTTGTGTATCAAAGTTTATTATTTGACCATCACTATGTGGCAATTCCTTGTGCTCATCACCATCTAACTGCTTTTGGATATTAGGCAACTCTTCTGGTCGAACGACATTCACCGTAATCTGTTTCACCACATCGCCTTCGTGAGCAACCTCTTGTTTCTCGATATAGCCTCTACGCTTTCCTTTGGTCTTTAGTAGGAACATAGTCGCTAAGGTATCACCCCTAGCAATCCTCTCCATTAACTTCTGCTCTCCGAAGTCTAACATAATCTCTTCAGGCTCTATTTCAGCTAAACGCTTTCTGAACTCAGGATCTTTCTCGCACCATGACTTGTACATCCCTCTTGATACCCCTGCTGCTTCACAGCTAATCGTGATATTGCCAAAGTTCTCCTTATAGGCTATGATAAAAGCCTCTTTACTTATCTCTTTAAATTCTGCATTCATATTAGTTGTTGGTTATTTGATAGTAACATTCAGATGGGTTATAAATATCAAGCGATGAATCATAATGACCTTGTATATAAGCTTCTCTTGCAAAATCTGCCTCTTTAGCAAGTAGCTCCTGAGCCTTTTGCATTATCTCATATCCTTCAGATGATTTATCATACTCTGGTTTTTCATTAAACCATTTCATAAGATCTTGTAGTGGTGATTTCATATTATATTTATTTTTAATGTGTCTATTACAAAATAAAAAAAATCAAAATACAAAAATGTTAAAGTCATTGTTTCGTATCAGAATTTTAGGGGGCACAAGCCACTCCCCTATTATTCTATGCGAAAGGAAAGGGTAGGGGGTCTACTACAATAACCAATAATATATATTATGTTAAATAGACTATCCTATCCCCTCCCCTATCGATGGCAAAGCTAGGGATAATTAATGATTTGTTGGTAGGTCATTTTCGCCAACTAACCCACAATAGACCTAATATACTATTAATACACTACTAACTATATCTTTATTCTATCTAGTTACTATTCTATTAATACTATATAATTATATAGTAACTATATAATATTATAATATAAGTATATTATATTAATACTATATAGTTATATAACAGGATAACAAAAATAATTTAAACTTTTTTATACTTTTTTATACTTTGTATTAATTTAGTTTATATCTTTATATCCAAATCAAATCAATAAAACTATGAACACACACATCACACTAGCCGAATTACTACTAATCTTTATTGTTTGTTTACCTGTATATGCATTGGGCAAAACAATAATTGAAAGTATTAAACCAACAAACAAAAACAATAACCAATAAAATCAAACATCATGAGAGAAATAAAAGACAACTACAATAACCAGTACGGATATTTCCCAACCGATGCGGAAATACTTAGCCTTTATTTATTGGGTGAATTAAAAATAAATGATAAACAAGAAAACGAACTTTTAAGATATTTTAATTTATAAAACTTTTAAATTTTACAACTATGCAAACAACACAACAACAAGAAAGAAAGACTTACAATGGCTGGCACAATTATGCAACATGGCGTATTGCTTTAGAGTGGTTCGATGATTTTAACCCTCACGAACATGAAACGGATGTTTATACCCTTTCAAGATTATTGCAAAGCTATGTCGAGGATACTTTGGAGGAAACAACAACGCAAAGCCAGATCGTTATAGACTATGCTTTAGCCTTTACTAGCGATGTGAATTGGTACGAAATTGCGGAACACTTAATAAACGAACAAGAACAAATAAATTCATAAAATCATTAAAACACCACAACAATGAAAAAGATACACTTAGCAACCGAGCAAAAAAACAGCTTTAGACCTCATTTAGGATACATCCAAATAAAAGGAGGCTTTGCTTATGCAACCAATTGCCACATATTAGTAAAAATGCCACTTAGTGAATTATTTGGAAAAGAAAGTGAACTTAATAACGAAAACTATCATTTTTACATAGATGCCAAAGAATGGCAAAAAAATAAATTTTACAACGGATCTAGATTTATTTTAGATGGCGGAGCCTATTTAGAGTCGGTAGATCATAAGGGTAACAAATTAGGCACTATCAAAGTAGTAAACGAAATAGATTTTAGAAATATTGGTAATTATCCCAACTGTGATAGTGTTATTTATTCAAGTGAGCAACCAACGGAGGCTTTGGATCAAATTTCATTTAACCCCTCTTTACTTTCAACACTTTGTGAGGCTATGGGAGGGGATGAAAATAGATTTATATATTCTTTTTTTGGTAGGCTTAAAACAATACAGGTAATAAATACTACCAACCTTTCCTTTGGTATTCTTATGCCAGTGGATGTAACAAGAGATTAAAACCCCAAACCCTTGAACCTTTAGAGGTTATTAAGTTCGCTACTTACAAGGGTTCTATTTTTTTTAACCATAAACAGCACAAAAATGATAATCGAAAAACAGCCCAACGGATCTTTGTTAATTACTGACATTATTCATAGCCAGTTTATTAAAAAAGTCTACTATTTTACCTCAATTAAGGAGGCGAAGAAAGATTTTAGAAAGCATTGCAAAGAAATTGCAAATAACTGGCTTGAATATTTAGCAAGATAAAATAAAGTAAAATGATAAAAGGCACTAAAGAAACCTTGCCCCAAATAATTGAGGCAATTTATAAAGCCATAGATAAATTGGCAAAATAATACTAAATAAAGCCTTTATTTTTTCCTTTGGTATGTCTATACTAACCACAAAAGATAAGGTAAAAATGAGCTTGTAAAGTGCATTTAATTGCATTTTAAGGTACTTAGTACTATTTATCTGGTGCTTTGTGCCTTGATATGTGCAACATAATACACAAAAACCTGCCGTTAGTCAGGTAGCCCTGCCAAAAACCCTATGCAAAAACTCCCCAAAAAACCCACAAAAATCTTTTATGGACAAAAACTTTGTAGACAAAAAATTCTTTTTTGATCTCGTTAAAGATGCTAGAAGCAAAAATCTGCCAACAAAATACGCATTGATAAACATTGTAACATTTCATGCAATGTTTCCTGGAATGACTAAAGAATTGAATTATTTAGATGAATTAATTAAAATTGATGGTGTAAAAATCCAACTTAGCATCTATTCAAAACAGGAGGTTATTTATCTAAGTGGTAAAAAATTTGATGTAAAAGGAATAGAAGCAAATTTTAAATTAAATAACATTTTCACAAAAAATTAACAAAAATATTTTAAATTATTCCAAAAACTTTCTAATTTTACCAAAACTTTTAAACTTAAACAAACAACATGAAAAAATTTGAATTTATCTGCAAGACAGACATGATTACAGGAGACAAAGTGTACTTAACAAGAGAAGAGGGCTACTATGTCTCTGGAAGCCTAAGGATTGATAAAGAAGAAGCATACAAAGTGTTTCTTAAACTTTCAGACCAAGAGCCAACTGAAATGTTTGAAGTACTAGAAACAAAAACTTCCCCCAACGAATAAAACAAAAAACCCCTAAAACAAAATGGACAAGATTACTCAAGACTTAAAAAGAAGAGGAGTTAAAGAAGAACTCACTTATGTAAACTCAAATGGTAAAATCAGTAAACGATTTACCTACAAAGGAATGGTTATTAAATGGGATAACTTTATCCTTAATGGCAAGTTCTACTATTGGAGAGCCTCTTACTATGCGAGTCTTGAGGCAACTTGTTCAGGCATTGACAGACACATTAATCACTACAAAAACTAAAAAATGGAGCAGTTTATAGACTACAAGCGTATGATCCGCTACGGAGATGTAAAGAATCTGATGAAATTGACAGGATATAGCAGATATATCATTGAGTCAAGGATAGAAAAAGGAGATTGGGAAATGAATGAAATCCTAAAAACCTACTTTGAGAAGAGATTAGAAACTATTAAAAACCAACTATGGGAAGGACAACACTAACATACTATGTCATTCCTGGACTAAAGATGAAAAAGGTAAGGTTTCAGCGTATAATTATGGCTGTAGCTGAACACTTTGACATCAGTACTAGATTGATGATGAGCAAGAGCAGACAAAGAGAATTGGTATTAGCTAGAAATATGTGTATGTACATCATGAAAACATACTTTAACATGACCTTAAAAGAGGTTGGTAGAGCATTCAGTAGAGACCATACGACAGCTATTCATGCCATTAGAATGTTTCAGCAAGATAGAGAAGTAAATGAGCAATACGATCTAGCTTACGAAGCAATCAAACAAAAACTTGAACTTAGAAAAGGAACTGAATTAGAAAAATAACCATAAACCAACACAATATGCTATCTACATTTCACACATGGTCAGACAATGACAAAAAACTTCTTGTAGCAAAAATCCTACACGAAATCAATTATTCTCAAGCATCTTTTGAATTAGTACAATCCTTGATTAAGGTTTGGGAGCAATACCCTACAAGAGAAGCTTATTTTTTCAAATCTCAAAACACACAAAATGGAATTACAAAAAACTAACCCAATTCTAAGAAATGGATTAGAACATATTAAAGCTCCTATCGAACTTGGTGGTTATTCTATTACTAGTCATGGTTATGTATATGGACAAAATGGTAAGCAATTAGTTCAAAGAGTTAAAAACGGTTATGCAACTATTGGATTACAAATAAATGGTAAAAAGAAAATGTTTTTTGTACATAGACTTGTAGCTTGTTTTTTTAAGCCATTGGGTTATGCGTTAACCGAAAAACATATGCAAGTAAATCATATAAATGGAAACAAATTAGATAACCATGTAGACAATTTAGAATGGGTTACTCCATCACAAAATACTAAACATGCATACGATTTAGGTTTAAATGATTCAGTTAAAAAAGGTGCATCTAATAAAAACTCAAAACCAGTACTTGATACTGCAACTGGAATTTATTATAAAAATGCTACTGAAGCTGCAAAAGTTTACGGATTAAATCCTAATACTTTAAGAAATATGCTAAATGGTCACGATAGAAATAAAACAAATTTAATACAAGCTTAAAACAAAACACATGGAAAATTTACAATTAGAAAAACCATCGTATTCTTTAATAAATAAAGATTCGATGTTAAAATTATCAACTGAATTGAGCAAGTTGATAAAGGAAAAAGGGTTGAGCTCAAATATACAAGGCAAGCAATATGTAAATGTGGAGGGCTGGATGTTCGCTGGTGCTTCTCTAGGATTGATGCCTATTATCACAGACACTAAAGACTTATCTAATGAAAATTCTATTAAGTACATGGCTACTTGTGAGGTGCGTAATATTAATACTGGGGCTGTTGTTGCTACTGGTATTGCACTCTGCTCCAACTCAGAAAAGACAAAGCGATACTTTGACGAGTATGCTATCCTATCTATGGCACAAACTAGAGCAATCGGTAAAGCATATCGTAACTTACTTGCATGGTTAATGAAGGCTGCTGGTTTCGAAGCTACACCTGCTGAGGAGATGGACTTTGCTAATGAGGAGCCTAAAAAACCTTCAAAGAAGGTAGAAGAGGTAGTAGCTGAGATTATTGAAGAGGAAACAATAGATAGAAACTCTTTGATGATGAAGGTTGCAGGTTGCACTAAAGTGAAACAATTAACTGACATCTACTATACTTATAAGCAAACATTTGATGCTGATCCAGATTTAATGGCTTTGCTAAAAGTTAAAAAAGAAAACTTAAACCAAAAATAAAACATCATGAGTTTAGAATTATTACCAAAAGTAGAACTTAGTTCTATAGAACCGAACAAGTTCACAATAGAGTTACTCAAACAAACTATTGTAGCACACTTCAGAGAGACAGGTGAGTCTCCATTAGAGATGCTAGTTAAGTCTGAGGCATTACAACAGCTTTTAGATGGCATTAGAGCCGAGTTAAAGGAAGATGTTATCTCTGAGCTAGAAAGATATCCTCAAGGCAAAGCTGAGATTTTAGGAGCTGAATTAAGCAAGATGGAATCAGGCGTTAAGTATGCCTATGATGGTGATTACACATGGCAAAAACTTAACCAAGAAGTTGAAGCTATTAAGTATAAGCTAAAGGAAAGAGAGTCTTTGCTTAAAGCAATTAAAGAGCCATTGGTTGATCCTGAAACTGGTGAGATGATTTATCCTGCACCTAAGTTTAGTACAACTACATTCAAAATATCATTAAAGAAATAATATGAGACTAGGAACCTATACTGACACATTGGAAATAGAGAATGAGATGCTAAGAAAACAAGTTAAGGACTTAAAGGCACAGCTTCAGCCATATTTAGATGCAGAAGCAAAGCGTATTGAGTTCTTGATGAACACAGATAAGGTTGATAAAGCTTTAGCTAAGATGCAACAAATATTATATTCAAAATAATTATTAGCCCCCAACCTCAATCATTAATTAAGTGGTGTTAGTTATGTCGACAAGGGGGCTACTAAAACTTTAACTATGAAAACAGCAATGCAATTGATGATAGAAGATTTAGAATTAAAGTATAAAATATTATCTGATGCAAAAATGATACAAGGATGTGCTGCTTTAGAAGGAAGTATTAATTATGCAAAATCTTTGTTATTAAATGAAGTTAATCAGACTTTGGCTGCATATAACAATGGCAGTCAAGATATGGCATTACATAATAAATATGAACCAATGGAATATTACAAACAAACCTATAACCAAAACAAATAATCTATGAAACTATTAAACTTTACAAAATTCTTCTTCATAAGTGTGCCACTAGCTTGTTTTTTATTTACATTCGCACACACTTACTTTGAACTTAAACGATTATACAATGGGATTAGACTTAGAGCCGAAGGGATTCGAAAACAACATACAAGTTAGAATGATTTTCTTAGACGATAAAACAGAGATGTGGTTCCAATCTATTGCATCAGCAAGTAGAAAGGTTGGAATAAACGCTAAGACGATTAGAGATAGCCTTAACCCAATAACTAAGAAGAGACACACCTATGACAATAGAGTGGTGGTCTTTAGGATTAAGAAATAGTTTTACCTTTGTGATGAGTGTCGGATACTCATTTAGAACTTATTGCCCTTGAGATGAACCCCCAATCCGACTGGGGGGAATTTGATAGGGCTCTTTTATTTTATGAATAGAGATTTTAAGGGAGTTTGGATTCCCAAAGACATCTGGTTAGACGAAAACCTTACATGGATGGAAAAACTTTTGTTAGTAGAGATTGATAGTCTTGATGCTGAGAAAGGTTGTTTTGCTAGTAACCATTACTTTGCTAAGTTTTTTCAGTTAAGCAAATCAAGGATTAGTGATCTAATTGGTCAGTTAGTAGCTAAAGGCTACATCACAACATTTTTATTGTACGAAGGTAAACAGGTAAAGAGAAGAGAAATTACTATGGTTATACCTATTCGGAAATTCGAAGGGGGTATTCGGAAAACCGAAGAGGGGTATTCGGAAAACAGTGAGGATAATAATACATTAGTTAGTAATACAATTAGTAATAAGAATAATAAAATATATAACCATAAAGAAGCTTTTGTTTCTAGGGTAGATGAGTTTAAAGATAAACTTGGTAATGAGTATAGTAGGTTTATAGATTACTGGACTGAAGCTAATGAGAAAGGTAAAATGAGATTTCAGGACCAAAAATTCTTTGACATTAGTAGAAGGATTGCTACATGGACTAAGAACTCAAAAAACTTTCAACCTATAATTACGGAATCACCAAAAATAAAACTTAAATAACATGACACCAAGACAAAAAGCACTACATTTAGTAGATTCATTTACTGAAATAGATGAATTTACAATAGGGGGGCAAAAAATATACTTTCATGACTCTATAAAATGTGCATTAATATTAGTAGATGAGTTAATTCAAGAAATTTATAACATAGACCATCAGCATTCAGCAGTATATGATATTAATACCAAATTTTATAATTATAATGATTGTAAAGAATTAAAATACTGGAAAGAAGTTAAACAAGAAATAGAAAAATTATAATGAAAGCAGTTAACCTACCTAAGAACATAGAACTAGAAAAGAATATACTTGGATCATTATTAATAGATAAGAATGCTTTACCATTAGTAATTGGTTTATTAAAAGAAGAGGTATTCTACGACCTTAAACACCAAAGAATATTCAGAACCATACAAGATATGTTTAATCGTCATATTGCGATAGACATAACAACCATAGCTCAAAAGATGGCTAGTGATGAGTCACTTACTGAGGTAGGTGGTGCTTACTACCTATCGAAGCTAGGTGATAACATTGTGCATACAAATCATCTCAATACCCATATTGAAATGGTAGTAGAACTCTATAAGAAGCGTCAATCCTATTTACTATTAATGTCTACAGTAAACACTTTCTTAGATGCTGATACTGAATCACTTGACTTAATAAGTTCACTTAATAGTAAACTTATAGGTTTACAAGAGTATGGTAATCTATACGAACAAACTATAGATAAGATAGTTTTATCAATCATAGAAAAGAGAGATATGGCTCAAAAAGGTGAGTTATTAGGCTATAATACTGGTTTTGATGAACTAAACACTACCATAGCAGGTTGGTGTAAACCTGACCTAGTTATAGTGGCTGCTAGACCAGGTGCAGGTAAGACAGCCTTCATGCTTTCTACGGCATATCACCTTAGTGTCATAGGGAAGCTACCTATAGCCATTTTTAGCCTCGAAATGAGCTCCGAACAGCTAGTTGAAAGGTTAGAGTCAATATCGTCTCAAGTGCCCTTAAAACGCCTTAGAATGAATAATATGAATGACTACGAAAAAAAGGTACTTATGCAAACAGATGATAGTATTTTGATGGCTCCTTTGCATATTGATGACTCAGGTGGTTTAAACATCTCCCAACTAAGGGCTAAGGCTACCATAATGAAGCAGAAATATGGCATTAAGGTGATTTTCTTAGACTATTTACAGCTAATGAGTGGTCAAAATAAGTCCAATCAGAATAGAGAACAAGAGGTTAGCACAATAAGTAGGGGCTTAAAGTCGTTAGCTAAGGAATTAGATGTGCCTATAGTAGCATTATCTCAGTTGTCTAGGAGGGTTGAAGAAAGGGCTGACAAGATACCACAGCTGTCTGACCTTAGAGAATCAGGATCAATTGAGCAAGATGCTGACATTGTAATCATGCTTATGCGACCTGAATACTACGAGATGACTGAACCTGTAGAAATCAGAGGTAAAGAATACCCAACACAAGGGCTAATGATTTGTAAGGTAGAGAAGAACAGACATGGATCAACCATTAATATCCCTCTTAGGTTTATAGGGGAAACAACCACAATACAAAACTATTAAAATGAAAGAGCACTACATTGAGATGCACGATGCTATCGTAAACATGAAGCTACGAGCTAACATGAATGACATTGAACTTAAAAGGTTCACAGAAAGATTAGATAAAATACTTAGTAAAAAACCTAAAGATGGAAAGACCGAATCCGAACAGCTTCCGAAACAGAAGAAAGTTCGAAATAGAACTAGCTAAGTACGAAGATGGTACTTACAATGCTCTAAAGTTATTTGCGAAGAATACTAAGGTGATGGTACTGACTGACCTAAAAGCCCTTAAAAGAGGTTATATGTGGTTAGAGTATGAAAGAGATGGTCAACCATCAGGCATAGCTGATACAAGGGTAGAGTTCTTTGCTATCAACTTAGATGTTCGTAATAGGATTTACTTTATGAGGGCTGAACTACTACGCAAAAAAGCTAGAAGATTCTATAAGATTAAGAACATAAAGAAGGAAGATAATGTCAGATATGTGAAGATTTATTTGACTGAGTTTATTAGGTACGACTAAATGTATTAAATATATTATATAACTTTGACCTATGGCATATATGACAGCGAGTGACCTAACCAAGATGATGATTGATTATTTAAAGGCAAGAGGTAATGATGTTTGGAGGAATAATAATCTAGCAGTTAAGGGTAGATCATTCATAGGTAGAAAAGGAATTGGAGATATAATTGGTTATAGTAAAAAGTACGGGCAATTTATATCTTGTGAAGTTAAAGCAATAGGTGACCGAGTTAGTCCTGAGCAGATGACATTCCTTACTAACCTAGCCATAGCAGGTGGAGTTGCTATGATATGCCAACAGATTAGAGACGAATCAATAATAGTTAAAATATTTAATCAAGATGGCGAAAGCAAAGAGTACGAGTTCCACGAAGGTGAACTTCGGCAAAAGGAGAGAGGGTAAAGCTAAGAAGCGTAAAGGACCAAAAGATAAACCAGTTAAAAAATACAACAGACAAGGGCGATGAAAAATACTTGCAGCAAAAGAAGTTATAAATGCGAATGTGGCACAATCAATGAGTGTTATGTTTGGGAATCAGACTTAGTAAAGCATAAAGTAAAATGTAACAAATGTGAGAAGCAATTGGGATATGTCCAGTTAAATATAAAAAAAACTGGACAGTTTATATCAATAAGAACTCCAACTAAAAATAGATAATATGGATAAGATAGAATTAGAAAACAAAGCTGAGAAAGCACCTAAAGTAACTAAGAAACAAAAAGAGTTTGTTAGTGAAGAGACAATCGTAATGTTTGAGGAAATGCTAAAAGACTACGCAGTAGATTTAAAGTATAGACCTTACATAAAACAATTAGTAAACGAATACAGAAAGAATGGATAATTTAGATTCAGTTGTATCATCAGTAATAGAGAAGTATAAAGATAGAGCCAATGTAGGCTTTACGAAATACGGAACTAACTTAGATAGAACAGATTTGAACACTAAGGATTGGGTAGAGCATTTACAACAAGAATTAATGGATGCAGTACTTTACTTAGAGAAATTAAAACAGGAATTAAAAAAGAGTATTTAACAATTAAACCAATATAACATGGCAACTAAAAATGAGAACTTCTTAGGAAGATGTCAAACACTTAAATCAGCTTATGGATCGTTTAAGAAAGTTTCTTTCGGACCAGATGACTTAAAGAAGATGAATGACTTCGCTAAGGACAACAAGGGTTGGGTTAACATCCTAATCAAAACTAAAAAGACAGCATCTCCTGACCAATCAGATTTCTATGTAGAAATGGATACTTGGACACCAGATGGAGGTAATTACAAGAAAAACTTACCATTCTAATGAAACTAATTTTGCAAATGTTAGCTAATATATTAGCTTTGTTAGTAATCCTTTATTTACCATTCGCATTCATAATGAACGAATGGAATCCTACACTATGGAATATCTATATTAGAGGATTGTATGTACTTAGCTTCTTTGCTGTATTAACTTATGGCTTTGAGCAGTACAAGAAAAAGTAAATGTGTTTTGTAGTTTATAGTTTAAAGTGAGAAGGTAGTAGAAATACTACCTTTTTTTGTAAAGCTATATCTTGACTAAATCTGAAATCAGTAAAGTTATATCTTGACAAAAATAAAGCCCTGTAGAAACAGGGCTCGTAAAAGTCAAATTAGTATGTCTTAATAAACTATGCAGGTCAAAGATATGTAGGTGTAATGTAACTACCAAATAAAAAACCTCCTTTTTTAAGGGAGGTCTTTAACCATAATCCAACACAACATGAGAGCATCTTTATTGACTACGATTGGTTTTATCGTAGAACTTAGTTAAAACTGATCCGTAGAGAACTGACTGATATCTTTGGATAAAGTGATCCATTGATTCGTCTATATGGAAGTAATCTTCTGACTGCATATAAACAAAGCATCTGTCAGCATCATCATCATCTGGAACTACACTCTCAACAAGATGAACGTTGATGTATGAGTCTACTGATTCGAAGTTCTCTTCGTATTCATAGCTATCATCTTCCGTAAGTTGTGTTATGTGCATTAACATTTACAATGCTATTTTTTAAGACGGTTAGTCTTAGTTCCTTTATAATCACTTGTAATTTTGCTTCCAAATACTGCTTTTCTTTCATTAATTCGGCAATCTTTACATCTACTTCTCTACTCATACAAATTTACGTTTTAATTATTTTAGATAAAAAAGTGCGTACTTAATTGGTAATCAACTAAATACACACTTGCGAAACACTTATGTGTCAGCCATTAGATACTATCGCTTGGCGTTACTACTTACTCTTAGGTAGTCTTATTATTTTACTTCCTAATGGCATTGGAACAAATATAGCGATTCTACCACCATCTAAAACCACTCCACAGCCTAATGTTGGTCGTTTGGGGAAAGGTCTTGAGTACTCCATAGCGTAGGCATTAATATCAATCCCACAGCCTACATTCATGCCGAATATCATGTCTTTATCTGAACTGCTATATAAAACACCTCCAAAGCTATGGATATGCCCTATAACAGTTGATTGTCTAGCATCCCTTGCTCTATTGATGGCACCAGCTTGTCCTGAGCTACCTGTACCATGAGTGTATAGAACACCGTCTATTTCCCATTCTAAAGCCCATTTCCATCCTTTAGGAGCATCCCATACTTGCTCATATGATTTTATATATCTATCTGGCAATCCTGTTGTTTTAGCCTTTCTTTTATGTAATGCAGAATGATTGCCAATACATACCTTGACATTTGGAAACATTTTATACCATTTATACATTGCTGCTTGTGCTAAATCTGCTTCCCTACCTGCCGAGTGTCCATCTGGATTACTCTCATGGTAGCTTATGGCATGTCCGTCTACTTCATCGCCAATATGGACTATTTCAGAACATTGGAACTTATTGCCTACTTCATAACAGAAGTTCCTATATAAAGGATGGCAGAAAGGCTCATGGGTATCGCCTATGACAAGTACATTTTTTTTGCTCATTATGTTGGTTTTGGTTAGGTTATTTGTAAGGTGCGTAGGCAGTCCTTCCGTTGGTCTTTATTGCCTTTAGGATTTGCTTACGATTCTTAGCTCCATTATAAGAAACGTGAACCCAATCAGGTTTATTGTTGTCACCAAACTCGTAAATTAACTGATCATAGTCCAAATTGTCTTTAATGTAGTCAAAGATTTCTCTATTGCTCTTACCACTCATGCCATCCATATCAATGTCAGCAGCCTTACCTTCACAATGTTGTGAACTTAAAGAACCACCAATAAAGTGGTTTAGGTTCTTACTTCTATATCCACTAGAGATGTTTAAAGGACCACCATTGAATATTCTAATAGGCTCAAGCACCTTTTCACATAACGTCTTTAAGTTATCCTGATGTTCAGGAGTTGGTTCGTTTGATACTCCATGTCTTTTAGCTGATTCACTTCTAGTAAACTCTGCTAAGTCAAAATGTGCACTAAGCTTCATTATTATCTTTTTTAAATATTTTCTCTACTGATGTTAAGCCTAAACAGCCAAACGCTAACAAAGCTACTGATTCTACTAAAATTGCACTTGGAGCTGTATGCTCTTCGCTAAAGCTGTTATGATACATAGTAACACAAAGTGCTATAGTGCATAATAAACCACAGATTCTCTTCATGCTTAAACGACCTGATTCGTCACAGAAAAATTCTTTCATATTAATGTAATTGTGAAAATTGTAAAACGATTATAAACATCAGCATTATCTTGCTAAGTGCGTGTATCTTGTCTACTTTCCTTTGATTGCTTTCGTAATCTTCGTATATAGATTTGTTAACTGAGTACTTATATTTCCAGTTATAGAAGCTATCTTTTTCAATAGTTCTAGTGCGGAGTAAAGAGTCATTCTTTTTTAGTTTTAATTGTAAAATCTTTATTGTATCATTATACGACTTGTATAACTGATTTATTGTGTCAGCTTGTCCTATGGTTATAATGACCACAGAATCATTACCTATCTTCTTAGTCTTTGGGTATTGTGCATTTAATTTTAAAGAAATCAATAAAATTAAGCACAAACAAATCTTTTCTCCTTTTCTTTTGACATTCTGCATCTTAATGTGCCTGGTTTTATACAAATTGAATTAGCTGCTGATTTTATATTATCATAAAATATTCCAGTTTGTAAGTCTATTATTAATTTACCTCTAAAATTATTTGAGTAGTTTACTGGAGCATTTTTTATGCCACCATTTTTATAGTAAAGTTTTCTTGCTTCAGACATTTTTTGCTTAGTCTCATTACTTGATTTCATACCTAATCTATGTTTATTAGGCTTCCCTAATGAGCCATCACCTCCATCAGTCATATTAGCCAATGAGCCAGTTTTTTTATCTAATCTACCATATATGGCTATAAATTCAATTTCCTTTTTACAAGCCTCTTCTCTACTTAAATTTTCAAACAATATTTCTACCTCGTATTTGGTTCTTGAAGTTATACTTTTCCATATTTTATTCCTTTTGTTTTTTTCATATGCCCTAGAAAAATATTCCCCTGAGCCAATTCCAATATAGAATGGCTCATTTTTATCTAGTCTAATATGTCTATAAACGTAAGTATTCATTTATTTTATTATTGCGAGAATGACAAAGCTGGAGCCAGTATCAACACCAACGCTATCAAGCTTAATTTTAACTTCATTTAATTCTGTTTTTAGGGCTTTATTCTCTTGCTTTATCTCAGCCACTATACTAACTGTTTGCGTTACTATAGCTTCTTTAGCCTTGTCAGCTTTTACTTGAACCTCTTTGTTCTTAGATAAGGTTTGATGGAAGTCTTTCATTAGTTCCTCGAACTCCTTGTCTTTTACGATTACCTCTGGCTTATTTACAACCTTGTTGCCTATTACCAACATCCCAGAAAATAAAAAAGTTAAAATAGTCGCTTTCATTATTTAACCGATTTTTTAATTGCACCTAATTCGTCTAAGGTTTCTAGCTTAGTCGTAGTAGCTGAAAGTGCTGTTTTACATTCTATTAATGCCTGAGTCTTTAAACTATCCTTGAATTCAAGGTTCTGTATTCTATACTCTTGGCTGTCTATACGATTGTTGAAGTTTGCCCTTATATCTACATATAATGCAGAAATTCCTACGATAACTAGGAATAAGGTTCCCACTATGGGATTTTTAGCGAAGTCTTTAAAGCTAATCGGAAGAGGATTAGCACTCACATTTAAGCCTTTTTTCGGAGCCATCTTTTATTTTTTACCAATTTTAAGGTAGAGGCTACCTGAGTAGCCAAAACCAGCATTTTTATACAAATCCAAACTAAACCCTATTAGAGCCTTATTTTTGGCATTTAGCATCAAGGAAGGACTTAGTACTACTAAGCCATTAGATGGTCTAAAATCGCCTCTAAAGCCCAAATAAAGGGTATTCTTTGGTTTCTCTACATAAAGTTGCTTGGTAATGATGGTTTTTTCGGTTATTTTAGCCTCAAATGACCTAGAAAGTATCTTATTTTGGCTTATAGTATCCTTAATGACAAAGGTATTACTATCTTGTTTAATAGTATCATTATACGCATATATGCGGTTATAATCGGATATTATACGAATAGTGTCGTGGATTGGTACTATTAAGGTGTCAGTAGCTATAACGACATAAGGAATAGAATCCCCTTTTTTGTACTTAGTGAAAGTTTTCTGTTGGTAAACTGTGTCATGCACCTCTACCAACTTACGATAGTTTCTCATATCGCTAAAGTCAGCCTTATCTATGTACTTGGCATCTCTAAAAAAGAATAGCCATAATACAAATACTATGGCTACTAAGATGATTTCCTTAATCCTAATCATTATGCTTCTTCTTTTGGAGCTTCCACTTGTGGATTTTGTTCTTGAACAATCTTACCTAACATAGTTAAGATAGGGTTAGAGTACTTAAAAGGCACATCTAAAAGAAATTGTTCTAATTGAACTAGCTGTTCTTGTGATAATGTAATCATGGTATTATGTTTTTACAAATATATTACTTATTCTCTAATGCAGTTACTTTAGCAGAAAGTTCTTGGATTGCCTTGATAAGGATAGGCACAAAAACAGAATATTTAACTGATTTTGTTGTAGTTCCCAAATCATTTGCTTCCTCATCTTTATCAATTGATTCTTCAATTAATGATGGGAATATTTCTTCTAATTCTTGAGCTACAACACCAATTTGCTTTTGAGTATCTCCTATTAAATTATAATTTCTAATTTTTACTTTTAATAAATCTTCAAGTTTGGGGGTAGCATCTACAATATTTTCTTTTAATTTAATATCAGAAAAAGCACCATAAGAACCATTCGTATTAGTTACATTACCACTATCTGCAATTAATAATTTATTTAAACCAGAACCGTCATTATAACATTGTAAAAAATACCAGCTTGAATTTGTTGTGTTTCTGCTACCTCTTGCTTGTATAATAGCTGCATTATATGAAGTATTAGAGTTAAATATTCTTAATGTATCATCATTTGCATCACTTTTAATTTCGTGTGTAGGTGTAGTAGTTGCAGTAAAATAAGCACCTGTGTTTGATACTTTTAAAAATCCAGCACCTGTAATGCGCACTTTTTCAGCCTTTGTATTAGCATTTTCAGTTACAAAAGCCATATCACTTGTTGCACTTGCAGTTCTAATAGTAACAATTCTACCAACTGCTCTCCCCGAATCTCCACTTACCATCATATCAATTTGAGAAAAACTTCCTGCTGTTGATGTGTCGTTATTTCTGATTACCGCAGTAACTCCCGCATCTTCTTGTCCAGAATCAGAAGTAGCATCATATACAGTAGCATTATTCCCAGTGATATTTAATAAAGAATTTGGTATGCTTGTACCAATTCCTACATTACCAGTATATCCGAATGTTGCAATTAAGTTACTTGATGGACCATAAACAAATATGTTATTATTACCATCTCCAGCTAAATAGCTTCTTGACCTATCTCCAGCAGTTGGACCAGAAAACATCAATTTATTTGTTCTGCTTAAAGCTATATCTCCATTTACATCTAAGGTGAACTCTGGGTTAGTTCTACCAATTCCTACATTACCACCACTTGCAAGAGTCATTTTATCCGTACCACGATAGAATCTTAAATCATTACTACCAGATGGCATATACATTTCCCATTCATTAGTGCCATTGTTAATAATAAATTCAGTTAATCCACTACCATCTATTCTAATATTACCATTTACATTTAATTTTTGTACTGGACTTGCAGTCCCAATACCTACATTAGTTCCATTATCCCAAATTAAGCTATTACCTAAAGTTGATGTTCCAGTAAACTTAGCATGATATCCACTTGTACCAGTTCCAGTTACTGGATTTGTTAATGCTGCTTGATATTGTGGGATATTTAAAGTTCCAGCACTAAAAGTCGCAGCACCGCTTGTACCAGTTGTAGTTAAAGTAATTGTGCCTTGCTTAGAGTTAAATGTTGTCCAATCAGCACTTGATAAGTAACCAGCTTGTGTTCCATTTGCTTGTTGAATTGAGAAAACACCAGTTGTATTATTATAAAGCAAAGGAGTTGTTGCACTTAAAGAACTTAAGTTAATACCTCCTAAACCAGCTAAAGTGTAAGTAGGCACATTTAAAACACCAGTTGTGCTATTGTATGTTGATGCTCCGTTATTGCCAGTAGTCGTTAAACTAACCGCACCTCTTGCACGTGCATCTGTATAATATAATCTTGAACCCTCTGTAATATTAGATGTTGTACCAGCTACGCTTGTCCATAAACTTGTGCTTGAGTTATATTGTAAGATATCTCCGTTATTAGGGCTTTGAGCAGAAACATTGTGTAATTCATCTAATTCAAAACCATTTTGAATCTTAACCTCAATAACACCTTGAGTTGGATGTGAACGAACCACAATACCAACATAAACTAAATGTATTGGAGCATAAGGTTTAACATCTGTCCAAGCACCAGCCGTTGTTCCACTTAAATATAACTGCGTACCAGCTGCGTATGCTTGTGTATCAATATTTTCTAAGTTACCTATTACAGTAACATAGCCGTTATTCATGTTTGTGATATCTGTTCTAACTATACCATAAGTTTGAGCAGATGTTGCATCACTTGTAGCCAATGCCTTTGTAACAGTCGGCAAGTTTCCTTGACCACCATTAATATAAACTATTGTGCCTTTTGTTAAAGTAGCACCAGTTGAATTGTAAACCTCCGTTACTAAATTTTGTGCTTGTGTAACAACAGTTGGGAAAGTTACCAATGAACCATCCCCAGCCACATATTGAGCAGATGTACCAGCAAATCCGATATTGATATTTCCACTTGTAGTAACTGGGCTTCCAGTAATTGTTAAAGCAGCACTTGACTCTGTAATACCAACACTTGTAACAGTTCCAGTATATTGGTCGTTACTTGTGATTGTGAAATTTGGATAAGTTCCGCTTATTGATGTAGTACCAGCACCAGTCAATGATACAGTTTGGTCTGGAGCAGTATTTGTTATTGTAAAGTTAGGATAAGCACCACTTGTAGAAATGCCAGTACCTCCAGTTAAACTTACTGTTTGGTCTGGTGCACTATTTGTAATAACACCAGTTGTAGAGTTGTAACTTATACCAGTTCCAGCACTTAAAACTCCTCTTGCTCTTGCATCTGTATAATAAAGATTTGTGCCCTCGCTTATGTTTGATGTAGTTAAAGAAACCGCACCAGTAAATCCGTTTACGCTTACTACCGCATCTGTATTGTCTACCTTTTGCCATACACCGCCATTGAATATTGCCCAGTCTCCCACATTCCAATCGGTAATACCGTTAAGGTTTGTAGAACCAGCAACATTTACGATATAATACCAACCAGCAGTACCTACGCTTGAAGTTAATGTTGGATTATTTGTAGATGCATTCCAAGTACCCTTATAAATAGACCCGCCAATTAAACCATTAATTTGGTTTTGTAATTTACCAAATCCAGTTAAAATTGAGTCAGTATCTTGAATTGTTCCGCCAGTAATATTTACACCAGTTAACAACTTACCAGTAACCGCAGAGTTTACTAAACTTGGGTTAGCATAAGTACCGCTTAATTCTCCACCAGCAGCAATACCGCTAATAGTTGTTAAATATGTTGAGTTATCGTAGCTAATTGTTGTACCACTAATCTTAACAAAACCAGTACCATTTAACGCAGCTTGTTTAGAATTAAAAGTAGACCAATCAGTACTTGACAAATAACCATTTTGAGATACATTCGCAACTTGTATGCTAAAATTACCAGTCGTGTTATCATATAGTAAAGGAGAAGAAGCACTTAAACCAGTTAAGCTAATACCGCCCAATCCAGCTAAAGTATATGTAGGAATATTTAATGTTGCACCAACCAAAGTAGCAGAACCACTATTGCCAGTTACGGTTAGTGTTATTGCGTTTTGCTTATTGTTAAAAGTATTCCAGTTTGTAGAACTTAAATAGCCATTTGTAGATGCACCAGCTTGACTTATAGAAACATTACCACTAACTACACTAATAGGAGCAGTACCAGTTATAGCAGCTTGTGCTCTTGCATTTGTGAAATATAAGTTTGTACCCTCTGTTAAATCAGTTGTTGTCTTAGCATCAAAAGCCGAATTGAATCTTGCTTGAGTGTAATAAAGGTTTGTTCCCTCCGCAACATCCGTTGTCGTTAAAGTAACAGTTCCACCCAATGCAGTCAAATAACCATTGATGGTAATTGAATCGTGCAAAAGGCTTGTATTTGGGATGTCATCTAAAGCAATTATCCCAGTTGTATTTGAATAGACCACACCAGAGTTTGAGTCGCCACTAATAGCAAATCTTGCTCTTTGGTTGGTAAAATATAAGTTAGTATTCTCTGGTACTAATAACGTAGTGTAATCGCCACTAACGGCAACCACCGCACCAGTACGACCAAATACAGAAGTAACTGGAGCCGTATCGTAATCTGACCAAGTAGCAGTAATTGTACCGCCTCCTTGCTCATTTAATGTTAAAGTTTTAGTAGTTGTACCAGTAACTGCCGCTGAAGTTAAGCTACGAGAATACGCAGTATCCCAATTAGCCGTATTATCTGTTAAATAAGAAATTACTCCAGCAGTTGATTTAACTATTCCAGTACCGTTTAAATCGTCTTGTTTTGCATCTAATTGAGCCTGTGTTGGTATTACATATCCACTCGCTAAAGCTAATGCTAAAGTACCAGAAGTTGTAATAGGGCTACCAGTTACAGTTAATCCTGTAGGTGTAGTCATTGCTACTGATGTAACAGTACCTACATAAGACTCAGTAGAGTTTACCCATGTTGTACCATTATATCTCAATACTTGACCAGTAGCAGGGCTTGTAATGGTTACATCTCCTAACTGAGTTAGGTTATAATCGCCATCTTGTGCCACTACGTTACCAGTCCTTCCATATACTGAATAAACACCAGTAGGTAAAGGATAAGCCCCTGATGGAGCTTCAATCACAATTACATCTTCCTGTACGTTTATTTCTACTATGTCGTTAACTACAGTTATTTCTGTACTCATTATATCTTAGTTATATCTTCGTAAACAATAAAATTACCCCATATGTAAGTCTTTTCATTTCCATTAGGAAACACTACAACCATGTCATAAACATAGGTTCCAGCAGCTATATCAACAGGATAATTAATGGTGATTTGGTTGTTATTAACACCTCCAACTGTAATGCCTCCGTTAGTTTCGGTTAAGGTCATCTCAGCGTCTGTAGAATTAGGCTTCTTTCTTACTTGAATCTCTACGTCAGAACCTACTAAACTAACAGGTACGTCATTAGCAGTAATTACCATTACCTGACTCCAAGTATCATTTCGCCATATTGAGATGTTATATTGTGCTGGTCTAAAATCAGCATTTGTACTTAAACAAGACATTATATATATATTTCTACAAAAATAACCAATTATTAGACAATGCCTAACAAGCTACAGGTACGTTGTTTATAGCAGATGAAGTTAAGTTAAATCTTGCCCTAAAACCTGCTCCAGTATTGCCAAAAGCCCTATAGTGCAAAAATGCACCAGTATATCCACTCATAGGAAATATTGTACTAAAATTATAGTCTGCATAAAACACAGTCCCAGCTGCAGGTGTAGCAGTATTTGTCCAAGCAATTGTGTTGGGGTCCAAAAATAAAGCACAGGCATCAACAAAAACAGTATCTCCATTGTCAGATATGTTCCATTTGTAGACACCAGTCTTAGCTACTAAGTCAGACTTTACAGGAAGCTGGTTTGTTGCCTTAGATGTGATAGCATTGATAACAGCATATTGTTCAGCCTCAGCCCTTGTGATTTGTTTTGAACCAGGAGGTACAGCAGCTTCAGCTCCCATAAATACTCCTGTAGCTACTGCATCTTTTAAGTTATCCCAACTAATACATTGGTTACTTGCTATTCCTGCCCAACTCATGCTCTAATTGTTTTAGCTTGTTTTCTAAGTATTGAATCTTAGCAACCATAACTTGATTATAG